AAGCGCCAGCACGGCCAGTATTTGACCTATCTGGCAGACCCGCAATAAATACATAAGCCAGGGATTTTTCATGTCAACAACGCTCGCTCTCATGTTGCAAATCACTGCCGCAAACGGCGCGGCCGGGGTGCTGGGTGGACTGCGAAAAAGTCTAACTGATATGGGGCGGATCAGCAAGGATACCGCCGCTCATTTTGATGCCATGACGCGCTCTTTGCAGCGCGCAGGTACGGCATTTGCGGTGAGCGCCTATATTGGCAGCAAGATGAAGCCCGGGGTGCAAGCAGCTGCCGATCTGGAAGAATCCATGAACCGGGTAAAAGGCAATATCGCGCAGGTTGGCGACAAGGCCGACGATCTGGCTGCCAAACTTGCGAAGGTGCGGGATACCGGGCGCGAGGTCTCCAAGGTGATGCCGTATTCATCCAAGGAGATCGTCAATATTCAGGGCGATATGCTCAAGGCCGGTGTGCCATTGGAGGCCGTCGCAGGCTCACATGGCGCGGCCTATTCCGCAGCTGGTCTGGCGAGTATTTCCGGCACTGACCCAAAGGATGTCGGCGATATGCTGGCGCGTATCGGAAAACAGTACAATTTCAAACCGGAAGATTACCAACACGCTGCCGACCTGTTGGCGAAGGGGGAAGCTGCCTCGCCTGGTTCGTTGCAAGAGTTGATGTATTCGCTCAAGCAATTTGGTTCGACTGCTGCGCTGCTGAGCGTATCGTTTAAGGATTCAGTCACAATGGCCGCTGCAATGGCACCGTTAGGCTACGAGGCCGGTACCGCAGTTAACCGTTATATGCTGGATTCTGTCGGGTTAACACCCAAGCAGCGCGAATCAATGACTGAACTTGGCCTGGCAAACACCAAAGACGGTAAGTGGAATAATCTGTTGTACAAGGAGGGTAAGTATATTGGCCTCGACGCTGAAAACGCGATGGTGCACAAGCAGTTTGGCAAAATTAGCGACACCGGTGCCAAGGCCAGGCTAGCACATGATATCTGGGGGCAGGAAGGGATGCGCGCCGCGCTGATGGTCGGTGGCGAAGGTGATCTGTTTGTAGGCATGCAAAAGCAGATGGATACATCTCTCGGCCTGGAAGAGCGCATGACCGTGACGATGAATGGTTTTAACATGGCCACCAAGGCGGCTGCGGGCACGGTGCAAACGCTGCTGGCAACGGCATTTACACCCGCCCTGGATAAGGCAACGGTTTTGGCCAACAAGGTAAACGACATTGCCGATGCCGGGGCGCAAGGGCTGGATAATCACAAACAGGCGAATAACTGGATGGTGGGCGGGATAGCTACCGCCGCAGTAGGCATCGCAGGTTATGGGCTTTTCAACCTATTAAAAGGCTTTGGTAGCGGCGCAAAAGCACTCAAGGGGTTTTTGGGTGGAGGCGCATCCCTCGCGGGCGGTATCGCCGAAGGTAAGGCGATCCAGGCGGCAACCGGGGTTACGCCGGTATTTGTGACCAATTTTGCACAGATGCAGAGCGGTGGCGGGGCAGGTACGGCAACCGATCTAGCGGCCACTGCTGCTGCGGCATCATCTGTACCGGGGCTGCTCAAAACCGTGGCGACTGGCGCAAAATTGCTTGCCTATTCTACCCTGCCAGAAATTGCCGCATTGGGCGCAGGCGCAGCGGCAACAGCCACCGCAATGGTGGCCGGTGCAGGTGTTGTCGGTTATGGTATTGGGGCGGCAGTGGAGTCTTTAGGGTCTTATGCCACCAAGGGGACGCGTATGGAGGGCTGGATGACCGAACACCTCGGTGGCATGATGGCTAAAATTGCCGCGTATTTCGGCAGCAAGGAAGCCCAGCAGGCACTGGAAGTCAATCTGCATCTGGATGGTGAGAAGATCACCCAGGTGGTCACCGGTAAAATCAACCGGGAAGCCCGCCGCAACTAATTTTCCCGCTTGGAGTGAGCAGTCTCGACTGCGCCTGGCAGCGACATGCCGGTGCCGGAACAAAAGTTTTATGTGCCGCTGCACACCATAACGCAACCGAGGTTGCGTACTCCATAGGAAGATATTCCGCCTTAACTGCCCTCCCATGCGCGCGTAAGCTGCGCACATGGCCTGGACAGATACCCTACTTGATGCGACCTTTCGCGGTGTGATGTTTGATTGCGTCAGCACCAGCGATGCGGTGCAACGCGCGCTGGTAGAGCACGACTACCCCTATGTGGCCGGTGCGGATGTCGAGGATATGGGCGCGCATGCGCGGCATATTTCCTTGCGCGCGGTGTTCTACGGCGCGGATTATGAAACCCGGATGCAGGCCTTTATCGCGGCGCTGGATGGTGCGGATGAGGCGCTTGCCGCCGCCGACGCGGCGCGGGGCGGCTGGTTGCAGCATCCGGTGTTCGGCATGATGTTCTGTCAGGTGGCCAGCTATCGGGTGGCGCATGAGGCCGAGACGGTGGACGAGGCACAGCTTGAGATCGAGTTCGTCGAATCTACCACTGCCGCGCCGTTCTTTGGTAGCGAACTGGCGGTACAGAAGGCGGAAGCGATCACGCAACACGCACAGGCCGCCACCGCTGCCGCTACGGAGAATATCGGTGCTACGGTAGACCGGATGCGTAACCCGCTGGCGGTGCTGGACGGTCTGCGCAGTGCCTTGATGATGCCGTTGCTGGGGATTACCCGCGCCGCTGGCGTGCTGTTGTCCGGGATGGATGTGCTCAGCTTTCCGCGCGCCTGGGGCAATGACATCTCGGCACTGGTGAACGGGATACTCGACCTGCGCCAGTTCGGCAGCAATCTGCTGGCCGACTGGGCCAGTATTCAAAACGATCTGAATGCCTTTTCCATCTTCAGCCGCCCGCCGGGCGCATTGCCCTATAGCCCGGCGGAAGCGGCAGGCATTGCGGCAGTGGCGGCAACGGTGCAGGTGAACACGGCAGCCGGACTGGCCAATGCCGCCGGGTTAGTGCTGGCGGCGGAAGCGGCGACACCTACGCTGACCCCCACGCAGCTTGAGGCGGTGGCGAATACCGCGCGTGCCGCAATTGAGACTGCGATTGTCCAGGTGCGGGCGGTATATGGCATCGAGCAGGGGCGCGCGATGACCGAGCCGTTGAAGACGATGGCGCTGGCGGTACAGGAGGCGGCACGCGCCATCATCGTGACCCGTCCGCCGCTGATCCGGCGCACGGTGGAGGCCGACGGTAATTTCCGGCTGCTGGCGCACCTGTGGTATGGCGATCATAGCCGCGCGCCTGAGCTGTATCGGCTGAACGGCGCACGCAGTCCGTTCGTGCGTCAGGGTGAGGTGGTCAATGCCTACGCAAAATAACCCCCTGCCTGACACTGTCGAGCTGCTGGTCGGCGGCCAGATGCAGGGCGACTGGTCGGGCTACGAGGTAGATTCCGACCTGCTCACGCCTGCCGATGCCTGGCATGTCACGCTGGGCATGTCCATGAACCTTTTGGCCGGGCACCCGTCTGCTGGCCAGATGCCGCCGGATGTGGTCGCCGGTGCGCCGGTGGTGGTCAAGATCAGCGGTGATACGGTGATGACCGGGCGTATTGATGAGGTCAGCCACCAGGTGACTAAGTCCTCGCATACGCTGACGATCTCCGGGCGCGACGGGGCGGCGGTTTTGCTGGATTGTTCGGCACCGATTTTCACCGCGCAGATGGCCAGCTTGCAGGAGATTGTCATCAAGGTGGTGCGCCCGCTGGGGATTACTAAAATCCGCCTGGATGCGGCAGCAATACGAACTCGCGAGAAGATCAGCGTCGAGCCGGGCGACAGCGCCTGGGATGTGCTGTCCCATGCTGCCGAGGCCAATGGGCTGTGGCCGTGGTTTGAGCCGGATGGCACGCTGGTGATCGGCGGCCCCGATTACAGTCAACCCGTCTCGGCCACGCTGGTGCTGCGCCGGGACGGGATAGGCAATAACGTGCTGAGCCTGGATAAAACTGAATCGGTCGCGGAACGCTATTCGCAGGTGACGGTGCTGGGGCAAACCCACAGCACCAGCCTTGAACAGGGTAAAAATGCTTTGCAAGCGACTGAAAAAGATAGTGGCATGAGCTGGTATCGGCCAAAGATCATCACCGACCATGAGGCTGATAATGCGGCGATTTGTCGCGACCGGGCGCGCAAGCTGATCTCGGACAGTCGCCTGAAGGGGCTGACGCTGACCGCGACGGTGCAGGGGCATCGCATCACCAGCACGGACGGCGCAGGCAACGGCATGCTGTGGACCCCCGGCCAGCGGATTTATGTGGTGTCCGAGCCGCATGGCATTGCGGCGATCTATTTCCTGATGGCGCGCAAGTTCACCCGCTCGCGTAACGAGGGCACGCGCACCACGCTGACGCTCAAGGAAGACGGTGCCTGGCTGCTGGATGCGCATCCGCACAAGAACAAGCACCGGCGCGGCAAGAACGACAGCACGCCGCACGTGCAAATTTCGGATGCAACCCAGCCATGATCAAGACAGTAGACAACCGTATCCAGCGCGCCCTGAGCGGTATTCGGCTGGCGTTTCGTGGCGTGCTGACGCTGGTGAAATCTGCCGGTGCGGTGCAGCTGGTGCAGCTCGACGGGATGAGCGGCGAGCAGTTGCAGGACGCGGAGCTTATCCAGCAGTTTGGCTTTACCAGCAATCCACCCGCCGGGACAATGGCGATTGTGTTGCCGATCGGCGGTAAGACGGCGCACGGCATTGTCATCGCTACCGAACACGGCACGCTGCGTCTGAAAGGCTTGGCTAGCGGCGAGATGGCGATCTACAACCAGTGGGGTGATCACGTGACCCTGTCAGCAGACCGGCGCATGAAAGTGGTGTCTTCGCTGGCCGTGGACATCACTACCCCGACCGTTAATATGAGCGGCAATCTTAACGTTGCGGGCAGCATCGTGGCGCAGCTGGACATCAGCGACCACAGCAACAAATCGATGCTGGGTATGCGCACAACCTACAACGCCCATACTCATAGCGACCCGCAAGGCGGTAGCGTCGCGCCAACGGGCAATCAGATGTAATTTTGGAGTGCGCAGCCTCGGCTGCGCCTGGCAGCGTCATGTCGGTGCCGGAACAAAAGTTTTATGTGCCGCTGCACACCATAACGCAAC